AGATGGCAACTGGCGTCTTACACCGCATAAGGTGTGGGAGCTAACAGACAAGAACGGCAACGTGAATAACGTGTTCGGATCGTTTGAGATTAACAGTCACATGACTGAGTTAATCGCTTTGTTCCAGTACGCACGACAGATCGCCGATGAAGAAACAGCATTACCCCAGATCGCACAAGGCGAACAGGGATCAGCGACAGACACAGCAAGTGGCATGTCGATGCTAATGAATAGTGCAAACACCATGCTTCGACGTGTGGTGAAGAACTTTGATGACGACGTTACTCGTCCATTCATTAAGCGGATGTACGACTGGAATATGCAGTTCAATCCAAAAGAAGATGTGAAGGGTGACTTCTGCATTGATGCTCGCGGCACAAGCAGCCTCTTGGTAAAAGAGCAGCAAGCAGCGAACTTAATGAATTTGATGAACATTGCTGCATCACCGTTACTAGAACCTTTAACAAACACCGCAGCGTTATACCGCAAAGTGGTGTCATCCATGCAGATTGAAGCCGATGAAATCGTGAAGTCTACCGAAGAGATCGAGCTTGAAACACAGAAGATGCAGCAGCAGATGGAAGCTCAACAGCAAGCCATGATGCAAGCCCAGCAACAGCAGCAGCAAGCGCCTACTGGCGACCCACTAGCCCAGCAGAAGCTTGAGTTAGAAGCTCAGAAGATGCAGATGGACGCTCAGCTAAAAGGCGCTCAGATCCAAGCACAGGCCCAAAAGCTAGAGCTTGACCAGCAGAAGATAGCCTCTGACAGAGAACTAGAGTTAGCCAAGATGGCCGCAGAGAAGGGTATTAAGGTCAGCGAGATGCGCACTAAGCTGGGTATCGAGAAGATGAAAGTACAAAGTAAAGATTCGCTGTTTGAAAAAGAGCAAGCGTTGAAGATGGCTACAGGCAGCGGCATTTAGATGTTAGTTGATGTGCATTCAACCACTTGGGTAAACCTAGCCGAGTGGGCTAGTAGTGAGATTAACGCTAAGCATGAACTGCTTGAGATGACTCGACTGAGCCATGAAGACACGCAGTACATACGCGGCGAGATAGGAAGTTTAAAAGCGTTACTGGCCATGCCAACGGATTCGCCGTTGCACATCGCTAGTGGCAATTATGAGTAAACACAGGGCCGCTATTAACTGCCGCCGAGGGTGTAACCGATGGATAGTAACGAAAAAGTAGATGATTTTGATTCAGCATTTGATGAGTTTTCAACTGAAGAAGAGACAACCAGCGCAGAGTTAGCGCCAGAAGATACAGAGTTTGTTGCAGAAACCGAAGAGGTTGAAGAGGTTGAAGCAGCAATAGAAGAGCCGGAAGAAGCGCCAGAAGCAGAAGACATCTGGGCCAAGGCCGACGAAGGGCTTAAAAGTGAATACGATAAGCTCCGAGATAACAATGACAAGCTGTCCCACCAAGCGAAGAGTAACGCGGGACGGATTGGCGCACTACAGCGCAAGTTAAACGAATTTCAAGCAACTTCACCTGCCGGTGGTACTACACCATCCGCAACCGAAGTGGCTGAAGCCATGAAGACCCCCGAAGCTTGGGCGTCTTTTAACGAAGAGTATCCTGACATTCACGACGCGATTGAGTCCCGTCTTGAGGTGGAAAGGAGCCAAAACCAAGCAACAATGGATCGAGCGCTTCAACCTCTGCGAGCAGCGGAAGAAGAGCGTCACGTTAACGACCAGTATGCCGCCTTAGAGGCCGCACATACTGATTGGAAAGACGTGGTGAACAGCGAATCTTTTGTTGATTGGCTGCAAGAACAACCTAACGCGATACAGCAGTTATCGAATAGTAATGACGCTTTTGAAGCCTCTACGCTACTCGACTACTACAAACTGGGTCTGCCGCAGGAAGAGATTGCAACAACTTCAACCGTCACAAGTATTCAGCAAAAGCGAGCTAAGCAATTAGAAGACTCTACTGGGGTTCGATCTAAACCAGGGCCAGCGGCCTCTGGAGTAATCCCACCAGATGACTTCGACACTGCGTTTGAAATGTTTGCTGCTGATAATCGCTAGTTAAATTATTAGGAGGCCATCATGGCTAACACAGAATATGGTGATATTTCACCACGTACCGCAGCGTTTGCTGCTAAAGAAATGCTCAAGCGCGGCATTCCATACTTAGTATTAGAGAAGTTCGGTCAGGCACGTCCTTTGGCCAGCAAGTCTTCAAAAGTACAAAAGTTCCGTCGCTATTCCAGCTTGGCACTAACCACTACCGCATTGACTGAGGGCGTCACGCCAACAGCAAAGCAGTTAGCGGCTGTTGACGTTACGGCCACCCTACAACAGTACGGTGACTTAGTAACCATCAGTGACGTTATTATCGACACTCACGAAGACCCCGTCTTGCGTGAAGCTGCTGAAGTGTTAGGTGAGCAAGCTGCTCAATCTGTTGAGACAGTTCGTTTCAACGTATTGAAAGCTGGCACTAACGTACAGTACGCAAACGGTTCTGCGCGTAACGCTGTAAACACTGAAATGACTTTGGCCGACCAGCGTAAAGCGACTCGTACATTGAAACGTCAGAATGCACGGCAAATTACTTCAGTAGTACGAAGCACACCTTCTTACGGCACTGAAGCTGTTGCACCTTCGTTTATCGGTTTGATCCACCCTGATATGGACGCGGTAATTCGCGGCTTTGCTGGGTTTGTTCCTACTGAGAAGTACGGTCAGCTAACTCCACATGAAGGCGAGATTGGTAAGGTAGAGGACGTGCGTTATATGTGTTCTACAATCTTCTCATCAATCGCCAACGGTGGCGCAACTAAGGGTGCGATGATCTCCACCGCTGGTTCGGTTGCTGACGTATACACTACGTTGATTGTAGGCCGTGATGCTTACGGTATCGTTCCACTTAAAGGCGGCTCAAGTCTAAGCCCAGCCGTGGTAAACCCCAAGCCTTCTGATAGCGATCCATTGGCCCAACGTGGTCATGTTAGCTGGAAGTCTATGCAAACCGCAGTAATTCTAAACGACGCCTTTATGGTTCGTATTGAGTCTGCTGTAACTGACTAACCACTAGGTTAGTTTCCCCCAAAGGGCGCCCTAATCGGCGCCCTTTTTTTATGGAGTAAACAAATGACTGAAGTAGATACCGTTGAGGTTACTAATGAAAAGCCAGCCGCTAAAAAGCGGAGCGCTACCAAACCCAGCCGTGTAAAAGTGATCTTCCACAATCAGGATGGCGATCTAGGTAAAGGTGATATTTTTGTATCTGTAAATGGCTATGCCTATCAGATCAAACGTAACGAGCCAGTAGACCTGCCTCCCGAAGTGATTGAAGTGATCGACAACGCGGTCATCACAAATACTGAGCGAGTAGACGGAGTTGATACAACCCGCGACTTGCAACGTTTCCCCTACTCATTGGCGGGTTAAACTTTGAATTATCTGGCACTTTGCGACAAGCTGTTAAAAGAAACAGGACTTAGCGATCAAGGCGTGGCTTCTGTTATTGGCCAAACTGGTCTTAACAAGAAGTCTGTTGATTGGATTAACCGAGCTTGGACTGAAATTCAGAATCTCTATGATTGGGATTTCTCTTGGACGACAGGATCTTTTAACACAGTAAATGGCCAACAAAACTATGATCCAGTAAATAACTTGGCGCTATCGCCAGCTTTAGGAAAATGGATCACAAGTTCTGTACGCATCACGGACAGCAATGGCACTGGGTACTTAACCTTCGTTCCTTGGGCCACATGGTTGCGTACTACATTTTCAAGCGGGAAGCCTAACAGCTTCACGATTAGACCAGACAATCAAATATCGTTTAATACACTGCCAGATGCGGTGTATGCGATTAGCTTTGATTATTTTAGGACTCCACAACAACTATCTACAAACACAGATGAGTTGTTGTTAGCAGAGCAATATCACGACGCTGTACTTTATAAAGCGATACTTTATGTAGCTGCTGAACAAGATGCTCCTGAGTTATACCAAGACGCACAAGCCCAGTTAAACATACGGTTATCTTCTATGGGCGTAAG